CTAGTTATACTATGCAAAAAAATTCTGTTAATTTTACACCACAATCAGCTAATCACATGATCGTATCTCTTAATGGAACAATTCAAGCACCTGTAAATTCTTTTACTGTTTCAGGTTCAACACTTACTTTTGCTAGTGCATTAACAAGTTCTGATGTAATTGACTTTGTTTTAGTATTAGGTAATGTAAATGATGTAGGGGTGGCTAGTTCAGTTGTTGATAGTGCAATAACAAAAAACAAAACAGATTTTATTACTGATGGTTCTAGTGCAGGTGTCACAGTAAAAGGTAGTGGTTCAGATTCTGGAAGCATCGCCCTTAACTGTAGTTCTAACAGCCACGCAATACAGCTAATCAGCCCAGATCATTCGGCTGGACAATCGTATAAATTAAAATTACCAGACAATAATGTTACTGCTGATAAATTTATAAAAGTAAAAAGTATAACAGGTAGTGGTGCTACTGCTACAGGTCAATTAGAATTTGCTGATGCTGGAGGTGTTTCTACTTTACTATATGAGGCAACAGTAACAGGCGAGACAGGTGGATCAGATGATTATAATGATTCAACTTATTTTGCTGGTGGTACTTATGACAGATTTAGAGTTTATATAGATCAATTTGAACCTGCAAGTGACGGAACTAATTTACTTTTACAATTAAAATTAGGAGGTGTTTTAAGAACAAATAACTATGAATATCATACTAAATTATTTCAATCCAATAGTGATTCAGCTGTAAATAGAAGTACAGGCACAAGTGGTATTAGAATTATAGATGATGTTGGAACAAGCGGAGACGAACACGCACGATGTTGGTTTGAATATACAGCAAGAGAAACTCAATCTGATTCAAGATTGCCTCAAATAAGTTATCACTTTACAACTTCAACCTCTGGCAATAATTTTTCTGCTGGTTGGGGAGGCGGACAATGTTATGATAGTACAGGGACTTTAAGTGGTTTTAGACTTATTCCAACTGCTGGTGCATTAGGTGACTATATAATAAGAATATACGGAATGAAATCATAATGAGTAATACAACTATTAAAGGAAGATATAGAACAGCTTATCCTTGGACTGTTGCTGACATCAAAGACAAAACAATGTCCTCTGATGAAAAAAAAGCAAGGGTAAAAGAATGGAATGACAATTATGAGGCAAAAGAAAAATTAAGATATAAGAAATATAGATTAGAGGGCAAACACTCATCAACAATAAATTCTACAACAGGTTTAAGAGAAAATTTTTCTAAAGACATTTCCTATGACTCAATAGGTGATCAACTTGATAAACTTTGGCACGATATTGACCAAGGTAAATTAGATAAGACAGGAACTTTTTATAAATCAATCAAAGCAGTTAAAGACAAATATCCGAAAGAGTAATTTATGGCATTAATTAAAACTAGATCAAGAGGAATTAATTTAGCAGATACTTTTGCTTTTACAGGTACAGTTTCTGGCGTAGGTGGTGGTGGAAAAATCGCACAGGTGGTTGAAACAAATTATACAACTTATGCAAATAATGCCACAAATTCTTTTAACACAAACATGGCTAGAACAATTACCCCAAGTGCTACTGATAGCAAAATTTATGTATCAGTTACCGCTCAAATGTCTAAAGAAGCAGCAAACACAAAAGTTATTGGTAGAATATTTAGAGTAGTAGGTGGAAGCGTTGTAGCAACAAGAGTTTGTACTGACAATCATCATTGGGACGGAGGCACTTATGGAAAAAGACAAGCAACTATGGGTATTCAATGGTTAGATTCTCCATCAACAACTTCTGAAATAACGTATCAATATGCTTTTGCTAGTTATGATAATAGTACGCAAGTTCACATAAATAATTATAATGCTGGTGGAAGTTATGCATCTCAAATTACTTGTTGGGAAATATTAGCATGACCGAATTAGAAAAATTACATCAAGCAATTAGAACATTAAAACCAAATGTTGGTTATATGATGGAGGGTGGTATTCCTACTAATGAAACTGAATATAATCAATTTATGAAATGGGTAAGTGGTAAAGATGAGTGGGATAGAGCATTGTTCTATGAAAACAATCCGCATTCAGAATTAACATGGACAAAAGTCAAAGCTGAAATGGATAAGCTCTAAATTGAATGTGGAAACCTTTAATTATTGGCACAATATTAGCCACCATAATAATTTTTTTTCTCAATAGTATGATGAACTCAGCACTTGCTGAGACAAACACAGTATCATCAACGGTAGTTACAAATTCGACACCTCCTACTGCAAATAGTCCAAGTGTAGTAGTAAATAATTCAGATGTTTGTAAAACGGCTGTTGCAGGTGCCGTACAAACCCAGATTCTTGGAATTTCGTCTGGAATGACGGTGCGAGATGAAAATTGTGAACGATTAAAATTATCTAGGTCTTTGTATGCTATGGGAATGAAAGTAGCTGCAATATCAACTTTATGTGCTGATAGTCGAGTTTTTGATGCGATGTGGAACGCAGGAACTTATTGTCCCTATAATGCAAACATAGGGGAAGATGCTAGAAAAGGTTGGGAAGAAAATTTAGAAGATATTCCAGAAGGTAGCGTAATATTTCAAAATATTACAGAGACTAGAATTGAAATAAAAGAACAAACTGTAAGAGATTTAAATGATTTTGAAAAATTCGTTATTGTGGGCATGGCTATGTATATTGGTGTGCCTATCCTTTTCTAGTAGAGCTGTTGATTGTACAACTGATACAGTTGGATTATGCACTCCTACGATTGAACAAATTATTGAAGAAACTAGCATTGAAACAATAGAGTTCCAAGCAGACGGAATACTTACGACTACTGAAACAACCACAACCACAACAACTACAACTGTTTCAAATCAAGATTCTGGCGATCTATTAGACGGAACTAATGATTATGTAACGACAAAATATGAAGGCGATATGGATATTGATTGGGGAGGGCAAGGCCCTGCGTCCATGCCTAGTGGAAATACTTGTGGTCAATTAGGCACTGATAAATGTGCTATGATAACAGGAGGAGGAAGTTCAACTTCAACAATGGGTGTCGAAAATATGGGAACGACATTTATTCAAACTGTCAATATATCTGATCTAAATATTTCTAAAGGTGGACGAACTAATTATACAATTAAAGTAGAAAAACAAGATGCCCAGGATTCAATCTATATGCACATCACAGGGAAAAATGGAGCGACTGATGTTTTTTCTGGGACTGATATTTTATCTGCTAGCGGAACTAATAGTGGTTTTCAATCTTATGAAGGTGGATTTGATTTTTCTGGATCAATAACAACAGTCATAATTGAAGTGGGAGGTAGAGATATAAATCTTGCCATAGGCCCCATGTTTGATGATGTCACCATCAATGTTTTGTATAATGTTATCAATACCATTGTTGAGCAAACGATAACGAGTGTTGAAATGTTTGTAGCTTATAATATTGAAGCACCGGAAGAAGTCATAGATATAGTTGAAGATATTTTTGATTCTAATATTCCTGTTGAAACAGATGTAGGATTAGACTTTGAACCAATAGAGATTGAAGAAGTTAATTATGAATCCGTTGAAATAGAAATTGCAGAAATAGAGATAGAAGAAATCCAAGTAGTTAATGTTGATTTATCAGAAAATGAGACTGTTGAAGTATCTATGGTTGATGTAGAAACTGAAATGGAATTAGAAATGGATTTAGAAATGGAAGTTGAAGATACTGTTGAAGCTCAACCAGAAGTCCAAGAAGAACCAGAAACAACAACAGAAGCGCCAAACGAAACGGAATCTGAAGAAACCAACGAAGAATCTGTTGAAGAAGTAAAAGAGGAATCATCAGAAAAAGAAACAGAAATAGCAGAGTCAAAAGAAGAAACCAATGAACAAGAAATCCAAGAAGAAGAAAAAAAGGACGAAGAAGTAAAGACAGTTGATAAAAAAGAGTCATCTAAAGAAAAAGCAGCTAAAAAAATATTGAAAAAAATAGACGATAAAAAAAGATATGATTCTACTAGTCAATTAAAAACCCTTATAGTTATGCAAGTATTAGGGAACACTAAATCATTTTTTGAGGATCAGCAACAGTTGAACGATAGATTAGGATTTTTTACAGATACTACTTTGCCAGATAGTTTTATTTCTGATAATAATATTGCAGGATATCTTCTATTTGGTGGAAGTGATTTTTTAATGAATGAAATGATAGATAGTCAATGGCAACAGAAATAGATGTAGGCGGAGTAAAATTTAGGGGAGGTAGATTATTTCTCATAATTACAATATTAAGTTCTTTCGTGGGTGTTTTATGGGGAGGATTTGAAGCATATCAACGATATTTAGATATGGAAGCTAAAATAAATAATTTTGTTTCACCGGATATGTCTGGATTTGATAAAAAATTAGAAGTCCTAGATACTGAATTCAATATGTTACAATCTGAAATATCAATAATACTTGAGGAAGTTGCATTAGTTGCTGATGTTGCTAAAGAACTTAAAAACGATCTAAAAGCAGATGTTCGTAGAATTGAAACAATAGTTGAAGATGTGGAAACTAGAGTCAAAGAGGATTCAAGAGAGAATTCTAAAGATCTAAAAGAAGCAATAAATGAGATAAAAGACGATATGACTGAACTAGAAGAAAAGATAGAAAAGAAGATTAGAAACGCATTAGAGAACCCTTTAAGCCAGTTGAAATAAAAATAGGATATGGTATTTGTAAGATATGACTAAGATCACTCCAAAAACTACAAAAGAACATATAGTCAATATTTATAACAAAATTGAATTGTTAGAAACAAATCATATTCATCATCTACAAAAAGAAGTTAGAAAATTAAATTATGTTTTATGGACTATTGCATTTATGGTTGCTACTCAGTTCATATCCTGGATATTGAGAATGGTCGGATAATGGATTTACATACATTACAACAAGAAATTATCCAAGAAGAAGGCGGAATCATTTTAAAACCTTATCAAGATCATTTAGGATATTGGACTATTGGTGCAGGTCATTTGATTAGGGACAATGAAAAACAAGAACTTATGCAACCAATAACATATCAAAGAGGATTAGAATTATTTCTAAAAGATTTTAATGTTTCACAAAAAGATATGGAAACTTTTACAGAGGGCATGAATATTGATGATAATGCAAAAGAATGTGTTTTACATATGGTTTTTCAACTAGGTTTGCCACGATTGAATAAATTTGTTAAATTTAAAAAATGTTTATCTGAAAATAATATTGAAGGTGCAATCGAAGAAATGAGGGATAGTTTATGGTACAATCAAACAACAAACAGGGCAAATCGCATAATAGAAAAAATGCAAAAAAGCGCAAAGTCAAACGCATAACAACTATGGAAGAAAAAAAAGAAATTGAAAAAAACAGATTATCCTACCTCAAAAGAGCATGGATATTATTAGGGGGTAAATAATGGTATTAGGAAAATTATTATCTGGAGGATTAGTTGATAGTGTTGGAAAAATAGTTGACGATCTTCATGTAAGCGAAGAAGAAAAACAACAAGCTAAAGCAAAACTTATTGAATTAGAAAATCAAGTTAAACTAAAACAAATGGATATAAATTTAGCTGACGCAAAATCTACAGCTGGTGGTATTTCTGGAATGTTGCAGCGTTCCTGGAGGCCCTTAATTGGAATGTCATGTGCATTAGCAATTTTTTGGGAATTCGTTTTAAGTAAATTTATTTTATTTATTTGTGGTTTGTTTCAATATGAAGTGGTAAACATACCAGAATTAGATATGGGAACTCTCATGCCATTAGTCATGTCACTTTTAGGAATGGGGGCGCTCCGTACCTTCGAAAAAACTCGTGGGATTTCTAAGTAATTGAAAGGAGTACTGTATGGCTATTAAAAAAATAGAACAGAAAGTAACAAAGTGGTGGCACGCATTTACTGAATTAAAATCATGGGTGCAAATTGTAATAGCAGTTGCATTAGTTGTAATTGTTCATAATTATGTGTTGCATTAGACTATGGCTAAAAAGAAAAAGAAAGCAGTTGGTCTAACTAATAAACAAAAGAAATTGCCGAAAGCATTACAAATGGCAATTTTAAAGAAACAAAAAAAGGGGAAGTAATATGCCTAGAGGAGTAGGATACGGTTCGGGTAGAATGAGCTCTATGAGATCAAAACCAATGAAACCTAAAAAATCAAAAAAGAAAAAGAAGAAAAAGAAATAATGGTCAAAGTAGCTTCTATTAAAAATATTATTAAAGATTTAAGTCCAAGACAAAAAAGAACTATGAGCCGTCATGCGCGACATCATACTCTTAAGCATATGCGTAGTATGGCTAGATCTTTAAAAAATGGAGCTACTTTCGCTCAATCACATGCTCGTGCCATGAGATCAGTTGGCAAATGACTGGAATTACAACATCAACACTTATTACTGAGCTAATAGGTAAAAGACCAATAAAAAGAAGAAAACGAGATAGAAGATCATTAAAAGCCCCTCAAAATCGCAATTTAAAGGCCGTACAGAAGCTTTTAAGGCCTAGGGGTAGTTAATACCCCCAAACCTCTTTTCTTGCCTTTAAAACGGTATCTTCTTTCCAAATCCAATTATCTGGGTTCGGAATCAATGAATTTTTCACATCTTCCGGTGAATTAACCGTTTCGAGATATTTTCCCATAACAAGTACAATATGTTCGCAAACTTTCATAGGTGGGCCATAATCAGATAATTCTAATTGTGTGAATTGAGGGCCTACAATTTTTGGGTTTTTAGCTTTTGAAGGTGATTTTAAATGCCATAACATTTGTCTAGCATTTGTTGCTCTTTGATAGATTGCTTGTTGCATGGCATAAGACATAGTAAATTGAGCACTTTTATTTGATGTTTTAAGATCAATATAGAAATCCTCCTTTGTATTTTTATCTTCAAAATGAAAATCAGTAAAACCTTTGAACGGTATTCCTTTAATAAATACTTCAACTTGTTTTTGATAATCAATAAGATTCCATTGAAAAGCATGCTCCTGGAATTTTTTTGCCCCAAATGTTAAAAAAGGAATTAGATTAGTTCGCTCTTCATCAACTTTAGGATCATTAATTCTTGAGCAATTTGCATCATATTCATCTAACATAAGTTTTTTTGCTTCTTTGATATCAAATCCATTTAATATTAAATTTAAACCAGATTCAACGGCTTTACCTCTTTCAGCTGCAGCACTACTAGGAAATTCATATCCAAAAATTCTTCGTAGCGCCCACCTTTCCCTATAAAAAGCGAATTCGTTTAAATGACTAAAAGATAAGGGCAATAAACTTTTATCGCCCCTATCAAATTTTTTAAAATGCTCAATCATTTTTAAGAATCTTTCCTGCTAATGATTTATTCATTCTAGAAACAACTTTGTTAAATCTTGATTGCATATCTTTTAATTTTGATTGCATTTCTTCAAGATCGCCAAGTTCTTCGTGAACTTCATTCCATAAATCTAGATTATGTTCACCGTGTTTTTTGATGAATTCATCTTTAGTTAGATTTCCTGCATCTTCTTGCATATCTAAATACCAAGCTCCTGTTTTACTCATTTTACCTCCAACGAATATTGTGCAAATGTTTTACCTTGTTTAGTAATATTTTCAGTATTTATATTATGCCCCTGTTTTCTTAAATCAAGAATTCTAGCACTCAATCTAAAACAACCAAATTTATTTAATGCTGTTATTGGGGTTAATTTTTTACCTTGTTTTAAGTAATTTAGTATTTGTGTATTCTGGCTCATATAAACTCCTTTCTATAAGTTTTTAGCCAATTCCCTTTCGTTAACAACTTTTGTTCGTAAGTCGTTACGAAAAGCTTTGAAGGTTTCAAATCTAATTTTAGATTGATTCCTTGCCTTTAAGGTTTTTTCGTATCTATCAAAAAAATCCTTAAACTTTTTATCTGAATAAATTTTTCCATTTAATTCAGTAATATTCTTATATCCGCCAAATTTTGTATAATAAAGCGTTAATTCTGCCACTATCATTTTTTCTTCTTTTTTCATCAAATCTATAGCTGTATCATTATCAGCAAATTCTAATCCTAGTTCTTCCTCCTTATGTGAAAGTACATTTGGATCAAAATTAAGAGAATAAATATCGGTCATTGTTTTCTTTAATCCTTATTTTTTCTTCTAAAATATTTTGTAGATCTTCAATTTTAATTATCCTGGAATGTGCTTGATTATGACAATCCCTGCATAATGGAAAAAGATTATCAATTCTATTGAGTCTGTAATTTTTTACTCCACCCATTTTTTTAGCGATAATATGATGTATATCTACGGCTTGTTGTTTATCACAGTGCCAACAAATAGGGGTATCCGTTTCTGAATACCCCCAAAAGTCTCTAAAAAGCTTTTTATAATCCTTTAAGGTTTTCATTAAAAGCTTTTACTGCATTTCTTGTAAGTTCATTGATATTATCTACGGAAAAATGTCCACTTCCCATAGAACGACCAACGACACCTGTAACAAAAATATCTAATCTTTGAGTATCGCTTTTATTGAACCCATTTGATTTGATTGGTGCAGATTGATTAAATCCATCGTCTTGATTTGTATGATTATCAGCTACTTGTATATCCTTAACATTTGTATACTGATTCCCATTTGATGATGTTTTTGTATTAATTATTGTAAAATTAATAGCATCACCGGGTTTAGGCATTGGATTTAAAACTGAGCCACGAGTATATAAACGAGTTCCGTCTATAAGATCTATAGCATAGTTTGGTTTACCATCTTCGCTATTATCGAAGATTTTATCTATAACATTTGTCATAGTTCCTCCTTTATTATTATTATTTGTTAAGTACATTATAACCTCTACCTTCTAGACAATTATTAATTAAATCTTGTCTAGTTGTTAGCTTAGGTGAAAGCCATAATACACGCCAACGAAGTCCATTATATATTGTTTTTCCTGTATCCATAACTTTATTAGTGTTATCTTTTACAATAGCTTCACAAGTATAATAATCATCGTGGTATCTGTTCATATCACCATTGATATTTGCAGATGATTTGCCCCTACTATCTACGATTGGTTTGCTGCTACAACCAAATACTAACATCGCAATACATAGTAAAAGCAAAATTATTGAAACCTTACAACACAATTTGTAGTAAGTTTTTCTTTTTGGAAATTTATGATTAAATTCAAAAATAGGTTTTCTTGTTCTAGGACAATAACCCTTAATTTGCTGACTCATATATCCATAAGGAAAATATTTATGTTTTTTCATTAAATACTCTTCTATAACCTTTATCTGCACATAATTTTGCAAATTGTTTTGAACATTTACCGCTACAAAAATAGTAATCAGTATGATAAAAACTTTCTCCGTCCCATGTGTGCCAACTGTAACCAGATTCGCCTGTATATTTAGTTTTACCTGTTTCTTGAAAATAATCAAAATCAGTATGTTTTTTTTCTCTAAAACAATAAGCTATTTGATTTCCTTTATATAAATCATTCAATTTATAACCAGAAGGGCCTCTTCCAAATTTAATTAAATCATTTGTAACATTAAAATGAGATTCACTCTTACGGCGAAATTTTTTTTGACAATTGATGCAACATTTTACTTTTGGTTTCCAAATACTATTCATTATCAACTCCATTATTATTATTAATTATTTTACTACTCATAACTAAATTAAAGTTATTATCAAAAACGGCACTACTGCCGTCTATGAATTCAATTTTAAAATAATGAGTGACCTTACCATTTTCGATAAGGTCAACTCTTTTAGTAGATTTAAAAAGTTTGGGAATCATTATAGACACTCCCAATAAGTTTTTTGATAAGTTACTAAAAATGTAGATTTCATTCTAGAAAGTAATTCAGTTCTTCTTTTAGCATTTTCATGAGATAAAGAACCTTGAGTCAAATGATCAGCAAGAACTATTTTTGCTTCATCAATAAATTTTTTATTACCACTTCTAAATGCTAAATATAAAACATTTTCAGTATGATAATTTGTATCAGTGTTTTCTTTTAGTAAGTCTTGGAAATCTTTAGCAGTCATTGAAAAGATTTCTTTATAAGTTTTTAGTCTATTATTATTATTAGTCATTTTGACCTCCATATTATTAATTTAAAAATATCCTATCAGTTTGTCTAGGTTATGCGAAGCATTATTTTCATAAAAATATCCTTGTTTTACAAGGTTTTTTTGATAAAGTTTAATTATTATTTTTTTCATATAAGATAATAATTGTAGTATGACCTCCAAAATTATACTACACATAGGGGGTGGATTAGTAGTTTGCCCCCTATGACCAAAGAAATATCAATTCAAATAGCTTGCAATTTACTACTAGAAGAACTTTCAGATATTTATATTTTTAGACATTATCATGTAGCTAATGAGGGTAAAAGATCAGTACAATATCAAATGAAATTAAAAAAAATGGGTTTTAAAGCAGGAGTTCCAGATTTTGTTATAGAATATCCTCCTGGAAAACTACTCTATGTGGAATTGAAAAACGAAAAGGGCCAATTATCCAATTCTCAAAAATTATGGAAAATTCAATCTGTTGCTTTAAATACGCCATTTTTTGTAGTAAAAGGGAATATAGAACGATGTTTAATAGATTTGACAGAGATCATAGATAAAAATGTCCCGCGTCGTCCAAATAAGAAATACTAAAATTTTATTACCGGAAGATGAAAAAAACCAAGACATATTTATAGGTTTATGGTTGAAAGCACAGAGCAAAGCTATTACAAAAGTCAAAGACGAATTTATTTTTGAAGATTATTCTACGGACGAGATAGATGATAAAATAGATGAGTATACTTTAAAATTTTATAGACAATTAAAATATGGAGGTCACAATGTTTATAGACGAGAACTCGAAACCTAAAGAAAAATTAAAAGCTTGGTATTTATTTACCGAAGATTTTATCGCAGGAACTCAACATTTAACAAATCAAGAAATAGGAATTTATATTCGTTTGCTTTGTTGGAATTGGAATAAAAGATGTCCTGGACTTCCCAAAGATATGAATACTATATTACGAATTGCTAATTGTATTACTGATTCAGAAAAGTTTTCATGTGAAAAAATAGTAAATGAGTTTTTCGTATTGATAAATGATCATTATCAAAATGAAAGACAACTACAAGAATTTTTATATATTACAAAAAGAATTGAAGCTTCTAAAGAAAATGGAAAATTAGGTGGTCGTCCAAAAAAACCTAGCACAAACCCCCCTACCTCTACCACTACCCCTACCAATAAAACCACTAGTAAATATAATCCTTTGTTTAATTTATTTTGGGATAAAATTAATAATAAAGTTTCTAAAGGAACAGCAGAAAAAAATTTTTTACGAATAGAACAAGAATGGCAAGATAAAGCTGAAGATCTAGCAAAATTATATAATTCTTATTATGATTCAGTAAAAGATAAAGAATATGCAAAACAACCGGCTTTTTGGCTATCGGCTAAAAAATATTTAGATAAACTTCCAGAAAAAAATTATAATTTTGGAGTAGTTAATAGAGATGAAGAACGAGTAAAAATGTTTGTAGAAGCAATAAAAAATAATAAAGTTACTCAATTTATTAAGGATTATGCCTTACGAAACAAAGATATTATTGATATGGGAATAAAAAAAGGATTAATCACAAAAGATCAAGCAATTAATGATTTAGAAATGAGGAATGAATATTTATGAATATACAAGAAATAGAAATAGAAAAATTAATTCCATATCATAATAATCCAAGAAAAGATCAAGCAATAGATAAAGTTGCAAGTTCTATAAATGAATATGGATTTCAGCAGCCAATAGTCGTAGATAAAAAAATGATTGTAATTGTGGGACATACTCGATTGTTAGCGTCTAAAAAACTTGGATTAAAAAAAGTTCCTGTGTTCATAGCAGATTTATCAGAAACAAAAGCAAAAGCTTATAGAATTGCAGATAATAGATTGAATGAAGATAGCGCCTGGGATTTAGATTTATTGAATCTAGAGATATCAGATTTATTAGATGATAATTATGATCTTAATTTATTAGGATTTGATCCAAAAGAATTAGATAAAATAATTGTTGATGATAAAGAATATTTTAGCGATGAAGATGAAATCCCAGAAAATGTATCAGATAGAGGAATAAAACAAGGCGATATATATGAATTAGGCCGTCATAGGTTGATGTGTGGGGATTGTACTGACGAAGAAAGTGTAAAAAAATTATTAAATAATGAGGAAATAGAAATGTCTTTTATTGATCCTCCATATGGCCTAGATTATGAATATAACTCCTACAAAGATATAGAGGGAGCTGAATATCTTGCTTTTTGTGATAAATGGTTTCAATTATTAGAAAAATATTCAAAGTTTAATTTTATTACAGCTGGTTGGAAATATAATGAATATTGGATAAAAAAGGGGCCTAAAGATATATTTTATTGGCTATCTAGAAATAAACAAACAGGCGGAAAATTATCTCATTTTAGGAAGATTGAACCTATATTTTTATTTGGAAGTTTACCTAAAAAAGTAAGATATGATCTAGATTATTTTGATTTTAATAGTGATAGATTAGACGGATTGAGAGATTTACATACATGTCCAAAACCAGTAAAGTTTGTTGAATCAGCTATCAATGTTATTACAAAAAAGAATGTTTTAGATTTATTTTTAGGTTCTGGAACTTCTTTGATTGCATGTGAAAATCTAAATAAAAATTGTTTTGGAATGGAACTTGATCCTAAATATATAGATGTAATTATTCAACGATTTGAAAATTATACAAAGATAAAAGCAAAAAAAATTAATTAGATTTATTATAAAAAGTCTGCTAAAAAAAAATTACCTATACTCAAGGGGAAAGAGGATTGAATGGCAAGACCTAAAAAATATAAAATAGATACTGATCAAGTAATCAAATTAGCTCAATTTGGTTGTACAAATAAGGAAATAGGCGAGTTTTTTGGATGTAGTCCAGATCTTATAGAAAAGAGTTATTCGGAATTTCTTACAAAAGGAAGAGTAAATGGAAAAATAAGACTGAGACAATTACAATGGAAAGCAGCAGATAAAGGGAATGTAGCGATGCTTATATTCCTAGGTAAAAATATTTTAGGACAACAGGACACAATAGAATCAAGTCAAACGGAAGAACCTTTACAATGGTCATATGACTAAATTAAAAGTTTTAGTTGCTTGCGAATATTCTGGAGTAGTAAGGGAAGCTTTTAAAAGAAAAGGACATGAATCCTGGAGTTGTGATATTTTAGAAACTGATGTTCCTGGAAATCATATTGTTGGAAATGTATTAGATCATTTGAATAAAAATTGGGATATGTTGATCGCCCACCCACCATGTACTTATCTTTCAAATGCTGGAGCTAGACATTTATTTCCAAATGGTAAATTAAATGAAGAAAGATATAATTTAGGTTTAAAAGCTAAAGAATTTTTTATGAAATTATATGATGCTCCAATTCCAAGAATTTGTATAGAAAATCCAATACAGAGTAAAATATTTGATTTGCCAAAACACACACAAACAATACACCCTTATCATTTTGGACACCCATATAGTAAAGCAACTCGATTATGGTTGAAAAATTTACCTCATCTTTTTTCAAATACAAATCTCACAAATAATATGGATTTTTTTTCTACAAAAGAAGTATTAGACTATAAATCATTATTACCTTCAAATACTGGCGGAAAAAAAAGAGGACAAAAATATCATTATACTAATATTTCTGCACATGATGCTAGTAAAACTTTTGAAGGCGTAGCTGCTGCTATGGCAGATCAATGGACTATACAATCTACTAAAGTGCCTGGTAATTGGTTTAATAAAGGTGGAAAAGATAGACAGAAAAACAGATCAAAATTTTTTCCAAATATGGCTAAAGCTATGGCTGATCAATGGGGATAAATGTCTTTATCAAAACCTCAAAAAGAAGTCATAACAAATACATCAAGATTCCGTGTTTTAATTACTGGGCGCAGATTTGGAAAAACATATTTAGCCATAAATGAATTAGCTAAATTTGCTAGATATAGTAATAAAAAAGTCTGGTATGTAGCTCCTAGTTATAGACAAGCAAAATCAATTTGTTGGAATGAATTAAAAGACAAATTGATAAAGCATAAATGGGTAAAATCTATAAATAACAGTGATCTAACAATTGTATTAAGAAACAATTCTAGAATATCATTACGAGGAGCAGATAACGAAAATAGCTTGCGTGGAATAGGTCTAGATTTTTTAGTTATGGACGAATTCGCAGATATTCATAAGCAAGCATGGTATGAAGTTTTAAGACCGACATTATCTGATACACAAGGACATGCATTATTTTGCGGTAGTCCTAGAGGTTTTGGAAATTGGTCCTATGAACTCTATAAATTAGGCGAAACTAATAAAGATTGGCAATCATTCAAATATACAACACTAGAGGGCGAGCAAGTATCAAAAGAAGAAATAGAACAAGCAAAAGATGATTTAGATTTAAGAACTTTTCAACAAGAATATGAAGCAACTTTTGTTAATTATTCTGGAATGATTTATTATAATTTTAATAGAGAAAAGAATATTATTGAAACATTTCGTAATAATCATTTAACTTATCATATTGGTTTAGATTTTAATGTGGAACCCATGTGTGCTGTTGTTTCTGTAATAGAAAATGATATTATTATTGTTATAGATGAAATACAAATCTATAGTAGCAATACAAATGAAATGGTTGATGAAATAAAAACACGATATAATAAAAAAATTATTATTTACCCCGATCCGAGCGCTAGACAACGCAAAACTTCTGCTGGTGGAATGACTGATTTAGCAATATTAAAAAATGCAGGTTTTGAAGTTAGATGTAGAAATAAAGCTCCATTAGTAAGAGATAGAATAAACGCAGTAAATTCAAAATTAAAAAATGTAAAAGGACAAAATAGTTTGTTCATTCTAAATTCTTGCAAAAATGTAATAAAAAGCATAGAAAGACAAATATACAAAGAGGGAACACATATACCAGATAAAGATAGTGGCTATGATCATATGAACGACGCATTAGGATATTTAGTAGAATATAATTATCCATTAAGGAGGGATTTTAATCCTAGTCCACCACAAAGGTTTAGTTAATGGATAGAAAAATTTTAACTCAAAAACATAGATTATGGAACGCAAATATTGCTAATTGGGAGTTTTATATAAGAAGTTATCTTGGCGGAAACGATTATAAAAATGGATATTATTTACATAGATATATCCTGGAAACACCGGAAGAATTTGATCAAAGGGTAAGACATGCTCCACTAGATAATCATTGTAAAAATGTAGTTCAGATCTACACAAGTTTTTTATTTAGAGTTCCTCCGACAAGAGATTATGGAAGTTTAGACGGTGATCCACAGTTAGAATCATTTATAGCAGACGCAGATTTAGACGGAAGAAATTTTGATACAGTAATGCGTGAAGTTCAAATGAACGCAAGTATCTATGGAAATTGTTGGGTTATAGTAGATAAACCACAAACAAATTTTAAAACTAGAGCAGAAGAATTACAACAAGATATTAGACCGTATATTTCAATATATACTCCAGAAAATGTTGTAAATTGGAATTATAGAAGAGCTGCAAGCGGAAGATTTTATCTAGATTATTTAGTTTTAGTTGAAGATATAAACGAAGATAGAGCAATATTAAAAGTATTTACTGAAGAAACTATTTCAACTTTTGAAGTAGAAGAATACGAAAAAGAATATGCAGAAGGTGAAGCAAAACTATTAGAAGAAATTCCAAATCCAATAGGAAAAATACCTGCAGTAAATGTTTATAATTTAAGAGGAGCAAAAAGACCAATAGGAATCAGCGATCTTGCAGATGTTGCATATTTACAACAGTCAATCTACAACGATTATTCTGAAAAAGAACAACTAATTAGATTAGCAAATCACCCCTCATTAGTAAAAACTCCAAATGTCGAAGCTAGTGCAGGAGCTGGATCAATTATTGAAATACCGGAAGATATGCAAGCAGATTTGAAACCGTATATTATTCAACCTAGTGGACAAAATCTTGACGGAATAATGAAATGTATTCAAATGAAAGTAGACGCAATTGATAGAATAACTCATATGGGATCAGTAAGAGCAACAGGGCAACAGATTGCTAGCGGTATTGCATTACAAACAGAATTCCAATTATTGAACGCAAGATTATCAGAAAAAGCAGATTATCTAGAAAATGCAGAGGAACATATCTGGGGTTTATTTGCAAAATGGCAGGATAAAGATTGGGACGGATCAGTAGATTATCCAGATACTTTTGATATTCGAGATTGGGCAAATGATTTACAATATCTACAAATGGCTAAATCTAGTGGAATCAAATCAGAAACTTTTAATAAAGAATTAGATAAACAAATAGCAGAAGCAGTCATTGATGATAATGAAATGATTAAAAGAATTAATGATGAAATAGATTTGACTAGAACTGTTAGAGGGCAATTTCAAACAACTGAAGTAGAGGGACAAACAGTAAATGGCGAAGAAGAAGAAGAAACGAGTTAGAAAAGTTCCTAGAGATAAAGATACAGATGTTCCAAAAAAATATCTATCTGGATTAAAAGGATCAAGAAAAACTAGAAGAGCTAATCTTATCAAAAGAGTTTCATCTATCTATAAATCCGGTGGATTTATTCCTAGAGGATTATTAAGGAGTAGAACAAAAGCATAATGGCTAGAAAATTTAGAAAACCTTTATCAGCTTCAACTTTAAGAACATTAAAAGCAAAAGCAAAAAAATCAAAATTATTTAATCTGGCAGATCTGAAAGCTTCATATCGTAGAGGACAAGGAGCATTTTTATCAGGCGGAAGTAGACGAGTTCCTATGGCTGCATGGGCTATGGCTAGAGTAAACAAATTAATTAGTCGTGGTAGATCTGGAACTTTTGATAAGGATTTAATAGCTAGAGCAAGTAAAAGAAAACGAAAAAAATGAGTGCTCCTAGTTTATCTTTATTGAAAAAAAAATTAAGACAAAAAAAAAGATTAGGCTCAACGGAAATGTCCTCAGCAATAGCTAGAGGATTAGTTGCTCGTAAATCCGGTAAATTTAAAGGAAAGAAAGTAAAAAGTAAAAAATATGGAGGGCCAGCTTAATGGCAACTTATCAAGGAAGAAAAGTTAAATTAGGAAAACCATTTAGGACTCCTGGACAATCTAAAAAATTTGCAGTTTATGTAAAAGATAAAAAAACAAATAATGTTAAAAAAGTTCGTTTTGGTGATCCAAATATGTCAATTAAGAAAAATATTCCTGCACGACAAAGATCGTTTCTTGCAAGAATGGGTGGAGTTTTAAAACAAGTAAAAGGACAAAAAACTTTAAGTCCTGCATATTGGTCAATAAGAGCATGGAAGAAAAATTTTCCATTATAATTTATGTCCAAAATTTTAGATCAATTAGCTGATCAACACGAAGAACGAATATTAAATGTTTTATATAGATTAGAGGAAGATGTCGTTAATACAGTTACAACAGGTTTCAAAGGTAGTTTAGATCAAACAGATATTAGACTAGCAATAGATTTACAACCACAATTAAGAAGAGCTATCCAAGAAACATTCTTACAAGAAGCTGATATCATTATTAATGAAGAATATAATAAAATTGCAAAAGTTGTATTAGATACTTTTGGAAAAATGCCTATTCCTGCTAGTTTTCGTGGACTTACACAAGTTGATCTAACGACTATAGATTTATTAAAAACACAAACATTTCAAGGATTTGAAGATATTGCTGAAAGATTTCTTAAAGTAATAAATGATGAAGTATATCAAAGTGTAATAGCTGGCAGACCTTTTAACGATATGGTTTCTAATATTAGAGGACATATCAACGGAGTATACCAACAATCAAATATCGCAGAAATAAACGAACTTGTTGATTTTATTAATGAAAATAAATTTGATCCTAAAATGGAAAAAAGAGTAAATGAAGCAATAAGAAAATTACAAACTCAATATGCTGCGGATCGTGCAGGAAATAATTTAAGAAGATATGCTAGTCAAATAGCACATGATTCAGTTATGCAATTTCATGGACAATTCACAATTAAAAAAGCAAAAGACGCAGGACTAACTCATTTTATCTACACAGGCACATTAATAAGGGATTCTAGACAATTTTGTAGAGATATGCTAAACAATAGACTAACCGAAGATGAAATCCGAGAGAAGTGGAATTCTGAGGGGTGGAAAGGCAAAAGTCCAGGCGATCCTTTTATAGTTCGAGGTGGATATCGTTGCCGACATACTTGGATTCCAACTGATCCAGATTGGTCTATATAACAGGGAGTATTAAATGGCAGAAGAAAATCAAGTAGAACAAACTACGGAAACAAAGGTTGAAGAGCAACCTAAAGAACAAACAACTGAAATTGTTAATACAAATACATTTTCAGAAGATGATGTTAACAATATAGTCAAACAACGATTGGCTAAAGAGAGAGCTTCAATTTATAAAAAATTAGATGTTGAAGATTTAGATACTGCTATTAATGCAGTCAAATCAACAAGAGAAATTGAAGAAAAACAAAAAATACAAAAGGGTGAATTCGAACAAATATTAAAAGAAAAATCCGAAGAATACGGAAAAAAGATTGGAAGTTTGGAAAGTGAACTTAAAGATATTAAAATTAATAAAGCTTTACTTTCTTCCGCTTCTAAAAATCGAGCTATCAATCCAGATCAAGTCGTTGAATTATTAAAAAATAATTTAAAACTCAATGACACAGGAGGGGTTGAAATTATTGATAAAAACGGTATAGCTAGATATAACAGTAAAGGGGAACTTTTAACTACTGACGAGTTAGTTAATGAGTTTTTAACACAGAACCCGCACTTCGTTACTGCTACTCCTAGTGGTAGTGGCTCAGTGTCAAATGTGGATAGGACAGAGCTCAATAAACCTAAAAATTTGAGTGATTTAGATATGAATAATCCAGCGGATAGAAAAACCTATGCTGAATATAGAAAGCAAAGAGATTCAAGTCCAACGATTATTAACAATAAACAGTAACCATTAAGGAGTAAAATAAAATGGCCAACGAAACAACATCGAGCACCATAAGTGAGCTATATACGGAGATCGTACAAGAAGCTTTATTTGTGGCAAGCGAACAATCTATAATGAGAGGTCTAGTCCGAAACTACACTATTGCAGGCGGTGGTAAATCAGTTGAAGTACCGATTTATGCAACTGTATCAGCAGCAGCTGTTAGTGAAGCTTCAGATCTTTCAAATACTGCCGTCAATCCAAGTTCAGTAACAATTACTGCTTCAGAAATTGGCGTGATGACCACACTAACGGATTTAGCCAGAAATTCTGCGTCTAGAAATGTAGCTGCGGACATAGGAAGATTATTCGGTGAAGGTATTGCAACAAAGATTGATAGTGATCTAGCAGCACTTTTCACAGGATTCTCAACTGAAAAAGGGCCTGGAGCAGGTTCAGAATTAACAGTTCAAGATTTATTTGAATGTGCAACTGAATTAAAAACTAATAAAGCACCTGGGCCTTATTACGGTGTATTCCACCCTAAACAAATTTTTAATGTTAAAAAATCTTTAACAAATACATTTGTTGGTAGAGATACAGAACTTGCTAACGAAGCTATGAGAAGTGGCTTTGTAGGAAATATTGCAGGTATTCAAATTTTTGAAAGCTCTAATATTTCTGTTGACGGTTCTGATGATTCTATTGGAGCAGTCTTTAGTCAAGACGCATTAGGTTTAGCGATGATGCAAGATCTAAAGATAGAAACACAAAGAGATGCTTCGCTTCGTGCGGACGAAATCGTTGCAACAGCAGTTTTTGGTGTTGGCGAACTTCATGATTCATACGGAGTTAAATTAACAGCAGATACTTTAGCTAACTAAATAACATAATTAAGGGGTGGTCAATCCGCCCCTTATTTGATATAAAAATTATTATGAGTATTGAAACAGTAAAACTAATTAATAATAAATCCGGTTCAATCATTGAAAGAAAAAAAGTTGATTATGAAAACAATGTAAGAATTTGGACTGAGCGTGGCTGGAGTTTACACACAGAAAAAAAAGAAATAGTAAAACCAATCAAACAAGAAAAAAAAGTTATTAAAAAAGTTATAAAGAAAAAGAAATCTAAATAATGGCAACAACTTTATTTGGAGTTGCGAATACAAATTTGCAAAAGATTCAACCAGATATTTTAGGTTTTGGAGTAACTGATTTTGGTGATCAATTACAATTTGCAGAAAATGATGTTCTTCGTAGAATCCGTGAGGAATGGTGGGAGCGATACAGACATCAAGTAAGATATAAAGATATTACAAAAATTACTACAGTCGAAATGACTAATAGTAAATTGACAACTTCTCAATGGACGCAATCAGTCGTTTATTTATCATTATGGAAATATATTTATCCAATATTGACTAAATGGCGCGATCCAGACACAGGCGAGGGCAAAGATACTTTCCAAGTACAAATTGATTTTTATAGGGACAGATACGAAGAAGAGTTCCAAGCAATTTTAAGGGACGGGGTTGAATATGATGAAGATGGTGGGGGAACAGTATCTGATAGCGAAAAGGAATCGTTACATCAATTACGATTAGTTAGATAGTGGTCGCTGAAATCAAAATTGATGTGAACACAATTGAAGTGAAAAAATTAATTCAAAAAATTTCTAGAAAACAAAATATAGCAATTCAAAGAGCATTAAATAGAGTTTCAAATATGGCTGTATTGATGATAACAAAAAGAACTCAAAGAGGACAAAAACCAGACGGAGGAAAATTTATTCCATATGCACCAGCAACAAAAATAGCATATGAAAGTATAAAAGAAAATTCTGATATAGTTGATCTTACATTATCTGGACAAATGTTTAGAAGTTTAGATTTTAGAGTTAGGGGAAAAAAGTCAACATTATTATTTGCAAATAAAGATATGGAAAAAAGAGCATTTAGACATGATATCCTGGGTGTTGGAAAAAAGAAAACAAAAAGACCTTTTTTTAGTATAGGAAAACAAGAAGAACCAAAATTAATAAATGAATTTAGTAAATTTTATTTTCAACAGGTTGGGATTAGATGAGTAAAAGAGAAAATATCGCAAGTGATATTATAACAAAACTAGACGCAGTAACTAGTCCAATAGAATTCAAAAAATTAACTAGAGAGCCATTTGATGTAGAGGAAGTAAGCGACGCACAATTTCCTTGTGCTTTTATTCAATCTGGTGACGAAAGTAGAGAGCCAGCTTCAATAGGAGTTACAGGTGCGGGTTCATATAGAGCTACTATTGATTTTATTATTATTGCTTTTGGAAAAGGGACATCAAGTAATATAGATACAGTAAGAAACCAAATTATTGAAGTAGTTGAAGAAACTTTAGATAATGATATAACTAGAAATGGAAATGCATTGGATACACAAATTATTGAGGCATCGTCAGATGAAGGAACTATTTTTCCTTATGGAGCTGTAAGAATAACTGTGCGTGTAATGTATGAATTCACTAGAGGGAGTGCATAATGGCTAAAGACATTAACATGAAAAAAGGCGATAGCATGATTAAAGTATCGGAAGAATTTGTCGATCATTATAAAAAATTAGGTTATGAGACTTTTGATAATAAAAAAAATATTTCAGTTGCAAAGGAAACTGAAAAGATTATAAAAGATTTAAAGAAAGAAAAGGAGTAAAAAATGGCAACACATCACGGTAAAGAAGGTGTTATGACAGTTGGCGGTTCTACTATTGCAAATCTAACAGGTTTCACAGTTGATACTACTCATGATGTTGTAGAAGATACAGCATTAGGTAATTCAATGAAATCTTTTTTAGCTGGTAGAGGAACTTTTACTGCTTCAGTAGATATGAACTATGACGAAACTGATTCTGGACAAGGAGCTTTAGTACAAGGCGCAAGTTTAACTTTTGCATTTTTGCCAGAAGGTAATGATAGTGGGGATCAAAAATTAAGTGGTTCTGGAATTGTTACAGGAATGTCAGTAGGTGTATCTTTGGACGGTGTATCAACAAGAACAGTTTCTATCCAAGGTTCTGGTGGTCTTACTATCGGTACTGTAGCATAATTATATGGCAGAAAAGGTAAATTACTTTGACGGAGTAAAATCACATTTTGATGATTTACAAATCAAAGTAATAGAAGTGCCAGAATGGGATTTAATTGGTGATAAAGCAATCTATGCTAAACCATTTAATATGCTTGAGAAAAGCAAATTGTTTAAGAATGTTAAAGGTGAAGATCTTAATATTCTAATTGATATTATAATTGAAAAATCTTTGAATAAAGATCATGAAAAAATGTTTACTCCAAATGATAAACTGAATTTCAAAACACATGCAGATACAGATGTTGTCGCAAGAGTTGCTAATCAAATATTAGGGACTGGTTATGATGACATTAAAAAAAACTAAAAAATCCAGATTTTTATAATGTAGTCGCTCTTGCTGAACGATTACATAAAACTATTCCAGAAATCTTGCAAATGTCCGTATATGAGTTTAATATATGGGAAGCTTATTTTGAAAATCAAAGTAAGGAACATGAAAGACAATTAAACTTGATGAAAGCTCAGCGTAGATAATGGCAACAAAAAAAGTTAATATTGATATTGTCGCTAAAGATAAATCGAAACAGGCGCTCAATAATGTAAACAATAATTTAGAGAGAACAAAAAGAAGTGTTTTGAATGTTAAAAATGCACTTATTGGATTAGGTGCAGGACTTGCAATAAGATCAATAGTTCAAACAGGGATTCAAATTGAAGGCCTACAAGTAAGATTAAAAGCTTTATTTGGTAGTGTAGAAGAAGGCGCTAGAGCTTTTGATGTCATGGCTGAATTTGCTGGTAAAGTTCCTTTTTCATTAGAAGAAATACAAAGAGGTGCAGGAAACCTAGCTGTTGTTTCTGATGATGCTGAACAATTAGGCGAGATATTAAAAATTACAGGTAATGTTGCTGCAGCTACTGGTTTAGATTTTGAAACTACTGCAACACAAATACAAAGAGCTTTTAGTGGTGGTATTGCTTCCGCTGATATTTTTAGAGAACGAGGTGTTAGAGATATGCTCGGTTTCTCTGCAGGAGCAAAAGTATCAGTACAAGAAACTATTGAAGCTTTCCAAAAAGTCTTTGGTCCAGGAGGTGAATTCGGATCAGTTACTGATGATCTAGCAAAAACTTTCGAGGGAACTTTATCTATGTTAAATGATAAAGTATTCAACTTTAAAAGAATTATAGTTCAAGAAGGTTTCTTCCCAGAATTAAAAAGGCAATTCGGTGACTTAGATCAACTCATAGAAGATAATCAATCACAGATAGACGCATTTGCTAAAACTCTTGGATCAGGTTTAGGATTAGCCGTTGATAGATTAGGTGACGGTTTTGCATTTGTAAAAGATAATGCTGATATACTATTAGAAATATTTAAACTCTTAATAGCAATAAAAATAGCTGGATTCTTCATCAATGCTGCTACAGGTGCTATGAAATTAGCAAAAAGCATGATCGCAATTGCTTTAGCAACACAAGGAGCTTCTAAAGGATTAGCGGGAATAGCATTATCAATAGCAAAAGGTGGAGCTATATTTGTAGCTTTCAATGAATTAGATAAATTTTTTGACGGATTTATAAAAGATTTAAATGATTCTGCTACTGCAATAGGAAATACAGAAGATGAATATTTAAAAGCAAGTGACGCAATAGGATCAGCTTCTAAAAAATCTGCAGATGCAGTAAAAAATGTTACATTAGCCGGTGACGGAACGATTGATATGCTGAAAGAAATGCAAAAGGTCGTTGAAGATAATGCAAAAGCATTCGAAAGAATAAATGAAAGAGGAATGAGTCCTCTAGATCAAATAGAAAATAATATGTTGAAAGAACTTAAATTAGTTCAAGATACAATGGACGCATTAGAACATATTAGGATAGAAAAAATTACTAGAGATCTTTTATCAGAAAAAGAAGCTAATAAAGAATTCGCAGACGAAACATTTAAATTAGAACAATTAAAATTAAAAATAATCAAAGATGCTGCAAAATTAGAAGAAGAATTTTTAAGAAATAAAAGAGAACAAGAATTAAAAGATCAACAAGCGCATTTTGATAAACAATTTAGATTAATAAAATCTTTTAGAATGGAAGATCTAGAACTTAATAAATTAACTGATGAAAATAAAAAACAACTTGCAATACAAACAGGTCGTGAAGCATTAGATCAATTATCAAGACATAACCGAACATTATTCCAAATTAACAAAGCTTTAGCTATTAAAGACGCAATAGTTAGTACAGCACAAGGGGTTACAAAAGCTTTAGGTATGGGGCCTTTCGGCATTCCATTAGCATTAGGAATTGGAGCTTTAGGAGCGGCTCAAGTTGCAACTATTGCTCAAACGCAATACACAGGAAGAAGAACAGGAGGCCCAGTACAAAAAGATAAACCGTTTATAGTTGGTGAACAAGGCCCAGAATTATTTGTTCCAAATCAAGCAGGAGCAATTCAACCAAATGGAAATGCAGGAATAAATATTAACTTTAATATTAATACAGTTGACGCAAGAGGATTTAATGAACTATTAGTCAATAGTAGAGGAACTATCGTTAATATGATTAATAATGCAGTGAATGAAAAAGGTAAAATGGCAATTATATGAGTGGAGCTTTACCTAATACTAATTTCAATGCTATTAATTTAAAAAGCAATCAAAAAACTTTATTTACAGAAACAGATAGCGGAAAAACATTTAGACGACAAATTCAAGGACAACGATTTAGTTTTACAGTTTCATATCCTCCTATGAAAAGAACAGAGTTTGCTCCAATCATGGCTTTTATTATGAAGCAAAGAGCAAGAAAAGAAAATTTCACCATAACCTTGCCAAGTTATTTTAATGCACTTGGTAGTGAAACAGGAACATTGTTAGTGAATGGAGCTCACTCTGCAGCAGACACAACTATAGCTATTGATGGTTTTGCAAGTGACGGAGCGGGAAGATTAAAAGCTGGCGATCTTATAAAATTTGCACATGATAAAGTCTATATGATTATAGATGATGTAACTTCATCAAGTAATGCAGCAACTGTAACAATAGAACCTCCATTAAGAACTGCTCTTACAAATAATAGTTCTGTTGTTTATGATTCAATTCAATTTACTGTTCATCTAACTAGTGATGTCCAGGAGTTTCAAACAGGACAAAATGATAGCGACGGTAATTTATTATTTAAATATGAATTTGATGTTATTGAAAGTTTATAATGGCAAGAGGATTATCGAGTTCGGTAAAAACAGAGTTAGCTACAGGAATAATTGATCCTGTATTATTAATTGATATTGAGTTTTCAACTCCTGTTTATTTAACAAATGCAAGTTTTGATATAACTTCTAATATATCAGGCACATCTAGAACTTATCTATCAAATGGACATTTAAGAAGTATTACAGGAGTAAACGAAACTAATAGACCTACAAAAAATACTTTATCAATTAGTTTATCTGGAGTTGATCAAACATATGTTTCAGTAGCTCTAAATGAAAATATTATTAATGATAATGTTTTTGTTTATCGTGGATATTTAGATTCTAATAATGCTCTTATATCTGATCCTTTTTTATTATTTTATGGCACAATAGATGAATATAAAATTAGTGATAATACAACTACTGCTAATTTAATTTTAAGTATTACTTCTCATTGGGGTAATTTTAGTAAAACTGCAGGAAGAACAACGACTGATAATTCACAACAAAGATTTTTTAGTAGTGATAAAGGAATGGAATTTGCAGCTCTAACAGTTCGTGATATTAAATGGGGAAGAGTTTGACTAGCTTTCATTTATATCAAGGTGAAAAAAAAGATGTAACAGATCTTTATAATTTATTGGTTGAATATAAAGAAGTAGATTTAGCTGATTGCGATTATCCAGAAATAGATAAAGATAAATTATTATTTTTTATAAATAGTATTGAACAAAAAGGAAAAATTATTTGTGTAAAAAATTTAGATACAAATGAATTAGTTGGTACTTGTATGTTCAATAAATCTGAATATTGGTTTAGTAAAACTAAGATTATGATAATACAAATGATTTATATCAAACAAGCTCATAGAAGTTATAAATTAGTAAAACAGATAATTGATTCAGTAAAAAATGTATCTGAAGATATGCCAATTGTTTTATCTATAACTTCTGGATTAGGAATTGATCCTGTATTTTATAAATTAGGATTTGAGAATATGGGTTCTAATTGGAGGTTATTATAAATGGGCGGTTGGAATCCTTTTGAAGATATAGTCGATTTTGTTACCGATATTGTTGATGTCTTTGTTGATATCATTGAAGATTTTGTTGGTTGGCTTGTACCAATGCCAGATATCCCAGACTTTGGCGATATGCAAGCTGATCAAACTGCAAAAGGTGTTTTAGTAAATAAATTTAGTGCTAATGCTCATATTCCTGTTGTATATGGAACAAGAAAAGTTGGCGGAAATGTTGTATTTTTAGAAACTTCTGGAACTGATAATGAATTTTTATTTATGGCTATCGTGCTTAGTGAAGGTGAAATAAATGATATTACAAAAATATTTATAAACGATAATGAAGTTACTTGGTCTGGTGATATAGCTGATAATACACAAATTACAGTTGCTAGTTCTGATTCAAATTTTTTTGATACAACTAATTCAGAAAGTTTAATTACTTGTGAACCACATTTTGGAACAGATTCTCAAAGTGTATCTAGTCTTTTAGATAGTTTAACTTCCTGGACATCAAATCATAGACTAAGAGGATTAGCATATCTTGCAATAAAATTTAAATGGAACGCCGATAAATTTGGTTCATTACCTACAGTAAATGCAATAGTAGAGGGAAAAAAAGTTTATAATCCTAATTTAGATAGCACTGTTACAGGTGGAAGTGGATCACAAAGAAAAGATGATTCTACTACTTGGGCCTATTCTGATAATCCTATTTATCAATTATTAGATTATTTAAGAGATTCTAGATTTGGAATGGGAATTCCTAATAGTTATTTTGATTCTAATTTTGCTGATTGGCAAGTTGCCGGTGATGTTTGCGATACTAATATCACACCTTTTTCTGGAGCGAGTCAAATTGATTTAATGGATAGTCATATGGTTGTTGATACATCAAAAAAAGCCATTGATAATGTTCAAGAATTTATAAAGGGAAGTAGAGCTTTCCTAAATTTTAGTGCAGGAAAATATAAAATCCTAGTAGAAACAACAGGTTCTGCTTCTATAACTTTGACCGAAGATAATATTTTAGGAGGAATAACTGTATCTAGTAAAAATAAAAATTCACGATTTAATAGAGTAATTGTTAATTTTATTAATCCAGATAAAAATTTTCAATCAGATACGGCTCAATTTCCGCCCGTAGATGAAACAGGAATAGCTAGTGCTGATCAGCATGCAACAATGAAAACAGCAGACGGAGGTTTATTATTAGAAGGTAGATTTGATTTTTCTATGTTTACTAGTCCATATCAAGCACAAGAAATGGCTGAAATAATTCTTCGTAGATCTAGATCAAGTTTAGATGTAACTATAAAAGCAGACGCAACAGCTTTAGATTTATCTATTGGTGATATTGTAAATATTACACATGCTACTCCTGGATTTTCTGCTAAACCTTTTAGAGTACAAGGAATGACATTGAATTCTGATCATACTGTAAGTTTACAATGTTCTGAACATCAAGATTCTTATTATACCTTTGGAACACAGCAAGAAGTTGCAACTATACCAGATACTACTCTTCCAAATCCATTTTCAGTAAGTCCACCTGCAAGTGTAAGTTTAGATGATGAATTAATAGAATATGCAGACGGAATTGTCATAACAAGATTATTAATTACTATTGGAGTTTCCCCAGATAGTTTTGTTGATAATTATGAAGTACAAATAAAACAAACAAAAGATCAAAACGGTGCAACTGTTACTGATTCATTTAGAGAAATAGCAGTAGGAAAAATATTAGAATATCAGCATTTAAATGTTATTGACGGAGCAGAATATCAAGTAAGAGTTAGAGCTGTAAATACTATCGGTTCTAAATCAACATTCGTTTCTACAACAAGAGTTATTGTAGGAGGAGTTGAAGCTCCAAGTAATGTAGAAGATTTTGCAGTAGAAATGCACGGACAAAATCATATGAAATTAACTTGGACTCCACCAAGTAAGAATAGCGATTTAGATATTTCTTTTTATGAAATAAGATATCAAAATGTAACAACGGGTGCAAAATGGCTTAATTCAACGAATTTAGTAAGATGTCCTAGAAGAAAATGTGATAATGCTGTTGTTCCTGCACGCACTGGATCATATTTAATAAAAGCAGTAGATAAGAACGGAAATACCTCTGCTGAAGCCACAATAGTCACAACAAATATATCTGATATACAAGCATATACTTTAGTTAGTACTTTTACTGAAACTCCAGATATATTTACAGCTGCTGATAATATGGACGCAAGTTTACCATTAGCAGTAAAAATAGATGCTTCAGGCGATACTATTCTTACATTAGATACTGTAACAAATTTTGATGATACAGTTGGAAACTTTGATAGTCCTAGCGGTGATTTCGAATTAGGAGGTACTGATACAACATCAAATCCTAATTTTAATAATACAAATAGGGACGCAAAAGGGTTTTACAATTTTACTAACAGTTTATCACTAGCACAAATTTATGACGGAAACATTGAGCCAACAATCACATTAGACGCAGAAAATCCATATGATTTATTTGATAGTGGACGAGGAGCATTATTTTTTGATTCTGCAAAAGCACCTTTTGACGGTACTGAACAAATACACGCATTTCATAGAGTTCAAATCGCAACATCAACTACTTCATTAGCAAATTGCACATCATTTGTAGATGTAACTCAATCGGCAACTTTTAAATTTAAGTTTGCAAAATTTAGATTAAAACTTACTAATGATGATGATCAAACATCAAGTAATGTAAAAACTGTTTCTATAAAATTAAATATGGAAGAACGAACTTTCGCTCAAAATGATTTGACAACTTCTTCTG